TGTATTAAGATCGGAACTGTTCAAACGTTGACGATGTTAGGGCTACTTCCCGAAGTAGTAACTATATCACAAGCGGAAGATATATACGGAAAACGCCTGATTACAGAATGGCGCGAAAAAGCCTGGATTAAGTTTTATCCGGCAAATAATAAGGAAAGAGGAAAATATTATGTGAAGCGGTCAGAACTGGAAACAGCTAGCGCAATGATGGATTTGCATAATAAAGTTCCGGACAATATCATCAAACAATTAATGCAGACAGCTGTATGACACAAGTTAAACAAGGAGCTTCCTTATTAAAGGAATTACAGGATAAGATAGGAAAGCAGTTGGATGAAAGAGAAAGCGCTATTAAAAATTACAGTCCTTCTCCCATCAAATGTAGTTCATCAAAAACAGATATCAGAAAAGAACCTACAGCTGAAGACATACTCTTAATGGAAGAATACAGCCGTGGAGTATACCAAGGAGACTAATAAATAACTAATATTTAAACAATTATGAGTAACAGTATTCAAATTAGAGTGGAGGAGCTAAACGCACTTCCAGCAACGAAAATTGTCGAAAACGAGAAAGTAGAACAGAAGTTCATCGGTATGTATAACGCTATTTGGGGTACGGATATGGGTGAACAGATTTACAACCGAGAAAAATTTCATTTCAACAAGTTGTTGACTGAAACACCATCTTTACAAGAATGCACGAAACTATCCCTTTTCGGTTGCTTTCTTGACATGGCAGTGAATGGTCTTTCACTTGACCAATCAGGCAGACCGCAGTGCTATTTAATTCCTCGTAGTGCTAAAGTGAAAACTGCTAATGGTGAGGTATGGGAAAAACGTGCTGGGCTCACAGTTTCAGCCTATGGTGAAGTATATATGCGCCAGCGTGCCGGACAAGTCCGCTATGTAGATAACCCGGTAGTAGTATTTGAAGGTGATAAATTTCGCCCAATAATAGGACTAAACGGCGCTAAATCAATAGAGTATGAAGGAGCTTTCCCTAGAAAGTCAGACAAACCGGTTGCTGTATTTATACGTATTGTACGCAATGACGGATCGGTTGATTACTCTTGGATGATGGAATCAGACTGGAAACGTTTATCAACTTTTTCAGCAAAGCAAAACAAAGGAACGGCAAACTCTCTGTATACCTCCAACGGCGGACATATTGATACAGGATTCCTAGAAAACAAAATGATTAAACATGCTTTCGATGCATATCCCAAAGTACGAACTGGCAATTATACATCTATGGAGACACAACAGGAAGAACCTGTTGTTGATTACGGGCTAGTCGATGAAGAAAAGGTTAATGAGCCTATTCAATCTACAGCCTCTGCAGATGATACCAAAATACCTTTTGGGGAAGAAAAACAATTAGACGCTCCGGAGCCCGTTCAAGTGGCAGTATCTGACGATGATGCAGACGGAGGCTTCTAGCTATTACTAACCAATTTAAGAAAACGATTATGGCAACAGAATTAATCAAAATAGACGAAGTAAAAAACATTTTTTCATCATTTCCCGAAATTATGGGAAGGAATACTCTCTCCGTAAAAAAATGTAATGAAGCAGGACAGGCTCTCCTTGATACAATCGAGGGAGAAGGTATGAATGAAACGATAGATCAGGCTGCAGCTGACTTCTTGAAAAAAGTAAATACTACTCTCAAGAATATGGACGAACGTCGCAAGCCCATCACACAGATATTCGATAAAGTTCGTTCTTTCTTTACTTCACAAGAAAAAGAAATTGATCCGAAGGATGCTTCTACAATACCAGGAAAGCTTGTGGCAAAGCGCAATGAGTATGCTAAGTTCAAATATGAAGAAGAGCAGAAGAGAAAGAAAGAAGCCGAGCAAAGAGTATTAATCAATAATGAAAAGGCAAGCTATCAACAAGCAATAGAAAATGGACTTCTTTCTTATTTCAGTTCATATCTATCTTCTAAGGTAACCGAGCTGCAGAATATTTTTTCGGGATTGACTTATGTAAACTTTGATAGAGAAGTAATCGGTATAACTGTTTTCCAAACTGATTACCCGAAAGCTCATTTTGATAAATTCACTGCTGAATATGCTACCTATTATATCAATAAGGAGATAAAAGCAGAGATTCGCAAAAATACATTGCTGGGTAAATATGAGCAATATGCTCAACAGTATAAGGCTAAAATTTCAAGTGTTAAACAAGATCTTATCGACCGTATTCCGTCTAAGCGTAAAGAGTTGGCTGAACTGGAACAGCTTCGCTTGGCAAATGCAGAAGAAGCCGCAAAAGCAGAAGAATTGCGCAAACAACGAGAAGCAGAAGAGGCTGCCAAACAATTACAAGAGTTAAAGAGAAAGGAAGAAGCAGATAGGCAGGAGGTTGCAATGAAAACGCAACAAAGCTCAATCGGTAATCTTTTTGCTGGTGCTGCTGCATCTGTTGCACCTCCACCGACAAACGCTAAGGTAAAAGAAAAGATTGTTGTTCTTCATCAGCAAGGATACTTGGAAATATTTCAGATGTGGTGGATAGGCGAGGGGCAGACTCTTCCTTTTGATGAGTTAGAGAAGATCTTTAAAAAGATGACTACATACTGCGAGAAGAAAGCAAACAGTAAAGATCAGACACATATTGAATCACAATTCATCAGCTACGAAGCAGATGTAAAAGCTAAATAGTTATGTCAAATCCCGATTCATACTATTCACGTTCGGAAGTCAGTAATTCAGATCTGACAGAGCTTAAAAACTATCTTTATCCCCGTGTTCAATACGGGGATAAAGAAAAGGCTTTCAAGTTCGGTACTCTCGTAGATGCTCTTATCACAGAGAATGACCGTGTCCGGTATGACAAGCTGATGGTAGACGATTACTTGTATACGACAGAAGAATTTGAGCTAGGGCTTGAAATGCGTAAGGCGCTCCGGAAAGAGGCAGAGAAAGATCAATTCCTGGCTGTCGTGTTGGCGCAATCTGATACACAGAAGTTCATGGTAAATAAGCAGCAGGAGTTCTATTATGGAAATTTTGCCTACCATCTTGATACACGATGTAAATGGGATTGGTGGTTGTCTGCTTACAATTTTGGAGGTGATTTAAAAACGACTTTTGCAGAGTCACAGGCGCAATTTGATGAAGCTATCGACTTTTTCGACTGGGACCGTTCCCGTGCCTGGTATATGGATATTGCAGGGAGCAATAGAGATTTCATCTACGCAATCTCAAAAAAGAACTGTAAAATCTTCAAGCATTTTATCACCGACCGTAACCACCCTACGTATATCAAGGGGAAAGAGAAATACGAGGACCTTGCTTTTAAATGGTGGCAACTAATGGTTTAAATATATTTTAAGTGAAAACAATATGAACTTACTAATCACTCCAAAAGAACAAATTTTGGCTGAATTACAAAATATTGATTCTTTTCTCAATATCACAATGAGCGAAAATGCTGAAGAAGCCGTACAGCGTGGCAATGACCTGGCTGTATATGTTGCTCGCTCCGGCAAACTGCTTGCAGACTCGAAATACTGGCTTAATGAGACAATGAAGTCCGAGGTCATGCAAACACTCGTTGATACAGCTAAAAATGCGAAAGCGACAGCAACAGCGATAAATGCCCTAATTAGTTCTTTATGCCGGGAGGAGCGATATCTCGTCGATTGGTGCGAACGTTGTAACCGGACAGCAACACATCAATTATCATGGTGTGTAACTGTGATAAGTAAAGCAAAAGAGGAAATGAAAATGGCCGGAATGCATAACAACAAAAAGTAATTATCATGAAAATTTTAAGAAAAATTACAATCGGACTGGCCGTTGTCGGCCTGTTTACAGCATTATCTTTTTCTCAAAGAGAAGATGCAACATCAAGAGAAATAACTACGGCTGCCGTCATGGGAGTTGTATCAACATTTAGTATTATCACTTTATCAACCAAAGAAGATTATGGAACAAGTAAAAAATGAGATCAAAAAGGCAGTCGTTAAGAAAGATCGGCTGAATGTAGTGTACAATGAGCGTTTTTCTGAATCA